GCACTCAGACGGGCACATACATATGCACTCTTGACAATTATCATCAGGATGTGGACGCAATTGACTACTCAACAAGTGAACAACCTGCCGAACACAAGTCTCATAACCTTCTTGAACTTGATAATGGGCAGTTTTGTCTCTATCCAAACAACCGAATGAGAATATATGACAACAGTATCACTCCTGAGACACCTAAGATTCCTGATTTTAAGGTATCAACCGTGTATTATCAGGTGGAGAACGGTCATGATCGTGATGGATTAGGTTCAGAAGAGAATTATTTCTGGAAAACAGCAAAAGAGAGGAACCAGAATGAAGAAAAAGAAGAAAGAAAACCGTTTGAACCAGAAAAAAACACTGTTGATGTGAATATTGAACCAGAATTAGGATAAATATGTGAAAAAAAGGGTATAAATAAATATAAAACTTGGTTCATGGCAAATATTAGGGTATCAAGAGCGTTTAAAGACATAAGTTTATCGTTTATACCCCATCCAGTAACAAAAGATCTACCTATTTTGAAGAATGAAAGTGCGATTCGTCGTTCAGTTCGTAATATTGTAGAGACAATACCAACAGAAAAATTTTTTAATCCTGATTTTGGGTCTGATGTGTATAAAAGTCTCTTTGATTTTGTAGATTTTGGTACTGCCAACGTGATTCAAGGTCAAATCAAGACCTCGATTAATAACTTTGAACCAAGAGTTGACAATGTAAGGGTTGAAGTTGACCCACAACCTGATTTAAATCAGTTTGAAGTCACTGTAATATATGATATTGTCGGTCAAGAGTTCCCAACTCAAGAATTTACATTTATATTAGAGGCAACAAGGTAAATGCCTTTCTCAAATTTCACAAATCTCGATTTCGATCAGATAAAAACGTCAATTAAAGACTATCTTCGTGCAAATTCTAAGTTTACAGACTTTGATTTTGAAGGTTCAAACTTTTCTGTCTTAATTGATACACTCGCATATAACACTTACATCACTGCTTTCAACTCAAACATGGTCGTGAATGAATCTTTCTTAGATTCCGCAACCTTGAGGCAGAATGTAGTGTCTCTAGCAGGAAATATTGGTTACACACCACGTTCTAGAACGGCAGCAAACGCACAAATATCATTTGATGTTAATATTACTGATGATACTAGTGCAGTGACCTTAGAACCAGGTCTAGTGTGCACTGGTGACGTAAACAATGAGACATATACTTTTGTAATTACTGAAGCTATTAGTGCGAATGTCGTTGATAAAACTGCAAAGTTTGAAAATATTAATGTTTTTCAAGGCACTTATCTAGAAAAAGAGTTTATTTTTGATGGATCTCTTGATCAAAGGTTTATTTTAGATAATTCATTCATTGATACGTCAAAAATTGTAGTTTTTGTAAAGAATGATGGAGATGATGGAGATGGAATACAATATAATTTGATAAATGACATCATAAGTATTGATTCTAACTCTAAAATCTTTTTAATAAATGAAATTCAAGATGAAAAATATGAATTAAAGTTTGGAGACGGGTTTTTTGGTAAAAAATTAGGAACTGGAACGGGTCAAGATGGTGATCGAATTAAAGTTAGATATATTGTCACTGATGGAGAGGATGGAAATGGTGCTCAAAGATTTAGTTTCTCTGGTAGATTGACTAAATCGGATGGTATC